GTGCAAGTGATGCGGGTAAGTTGGTCGCTACGGGCGCGGCGGGGCTTATCGCTCTCGAATTTATGCCTGTTGGTGTCGGACCGGATACCGCTCCGATAACAGCGAGTGAATCACTAACGGCGGGTGACTTTGTGAACATCCATATTTCATCGGGTATCAAAGTACGCAAAGCAGACGCTACGACGGCGGGTAAAGAAGCGGACGGATTTGTCCTTTCGAGTGTGTCAAGTTCGGCAACTGCAATGGTATATTTTCGCGGCTCGAATACAGCCGTTTCAGGATTAACGGCGGGAACGGAATACGTTTTGTCCACAACGGCGGGCGGTGTTGTAGCAGTAGCAAGTGCGCCGTCAGGTTCGGGTAATGTGAATCAGCGATTAGGCAAAGCATCATCGTCAACAGTGTTAAATTTCCAACGTGGAATGCCTATAACATTGGTATAATATGGCAGACAAAAAACCGCTTGTAAATAGTGCAGGAAATGCCGTAGAGATTGCAACGGGCGATACTATCCCCATTGCCAACGGTGGTACAGGTGCGGCGACCGCAAACGCAGCCCTAAACGCATTACTACCATCGCAAACGGGTAATTCAGGTGAGTTTCTTACGACCGACGGAACGAATGCAAGTTGGGCGGCTCCAAGTTTAGGGAGCAGCTTTGTAGGTAAGACAATAGCAGTTTACAAGACGGGCAATCAAAGTGTAACAAGCTCAACAACATTAGTAGATTGCACAGATTTAAGCTTTTCGATAGCGGCAAATGAAGTTTGGATAGGATCGTTTTTGCCGATTGTAATGGCGGGTGCGAGTGGTGGCGTGAAGTGGGCGTTTACAGCTCCAAGCGGTTGTAGTGTTACAGTGAGGGCGCAAGGCGGTAGTTCATTCGCAACTTCGATAATTGACGGTAACGGACTAACGGGGAACGGAGTGTCGCAAATACACTCTACGGCTTCAAAATACGAACTAACAATGATTATCACCAATAGCTCGACAGCGGGGACAGTTCAATTCCAATTTGCCCAAAACACAAGTAATGGCACAGCCACAACGGTAAGCAAAAACAGTGTTTTAATACTATCGAGGACGGCATAATGACGAAATCACATACATCTACACACTGGGTTTTTCTACTATCGGACGGCTCAAAACACAGCGTAGGCAAATACATCGAATTTTTCAGAGAAGAAGACGGGGGGCTTGATTTTGAAGGCGTACATACAGAGGAAGGAGCGATTGAATTGTTACTTGAAAATGGATATACTGAGGGTGATTTAATATGAATACAGTTGAAGAAATCGAGCGATTCTCATGGTAAGAAATTACTTCATAGCGGTATTAATCGGAGCGGTGGGAACGTTCTTGCTTTTGCGTTCTCGCAATCCAACGCCAAAGCCCGAAATTCGCACAGAAACGCGTCGTATAGATACGGTATTTGAGAGTGTGTACGTCCCTGTAGTGCAAGGGGAAGCCAAGGCAGCCCTAAAATACACTTATGGCGGTATGCTGCATGACACGATAACGGAGCGCGTATATATCACAACAGAGCGCGGGGATACTATATCAGAATTCACGGCAACGCTGGACACTATACAGGGCAAAGACACGCTGCACTTAGAGTACGCATTCCCTGCCTCCCTATTTCGTTACTCCCTTAGCAGACAGCCGATAGAAGTCCGCTATACAAATACAGTTACAACGAATACAGTGACCATAGAGCCGCGAAAATTAACCGTCGGTATCCAAGCCGGAGCGGGCTTTGTGCAGCCCTTAGGCGGTACAGCGGGTATAGGTGCCTATGGTGGTATAGGTATTACATATACTCTATATTAGTATATATTTAATAGAATAAAATCAACTTTAAAGAGAGATTAAGGTAGGGTAAACTATGTTCAAATTATTCTTAGCGGCACTCGCAGCCCTCACGATAAGCGGTTGCATACCACCAGACTACCAATATAAAGCAAGTTGCAAAGTCAGCAATGCTGTTCTTTTTGAGCGGCTTACCTCCGTCTTTGTCCAAGAAGGATTACAAATAAAGCAGGTTACAAGCAACTACCTACAAGCTGAATCGACTCCCGTAAGCGGTGAACACGGATTCACCAAAACCAATATATGGGTTATCTCCGTTCTTGCCGATACCGTCACACTAAAAGCAAGTACACAAAACAAGTTGCCGAACTATTCGGGCGTTGTGGATGTGGATGGAACGGCAAAGAAGGATGTTACGTGGTATTGGAACGTTCGGCGGGAAATTGAGAGTATTTGTGATAGTAAGGTGTTAGTTTTTGAGAGAGGACAATAATCATGCCATGTAATGACACAAATGACAATAAAAAGCGGCTTTTAGCAGCACTTGAAAAGCATTACGGCATTGTTTCGCCCGCTTGCAAAGAGTGCAATATCGCAAGGGAAACCCATTACAGGTGGTTACGAGAAGACCCAGAATATAAGTCTGCTTATGAAGAGCTTGAAAATGTTTCACTTGACCATACCGAAAGCAAGTTAAAAGAGCTTATTGACGGCGTTATGATTGAAAAAGTCGATGAAGAAGGCGGTGTAAATGTGTATAAAAAAGAGCCGAACCCTACGGCGGTGATATTTCACCTGAAAACAAAGGGCAAAAAGCGCGGTTATATTGAGCGTGTGGAAAACATTACCGAAACGCACAACAACACGGGCAAAGTATTTACAGACATAGACTTTAGCAAGTTGAATGATGAAGAACTCGAAGAGTACATTACACACCAAAAACGCATGGAAGAGCTTGAAAGCAAGATAGGAACTCGTAATGAATGATAAAGACAAATCGAGCCGAATATATACGGCAAGCGGAGCGGGCAAAACGTGAACGGCTACTCGCAAAAGCCCGTTCGTCCCTGCTCGAATTTACAAAGCTAACGAACCCAAATTTTGTGGCGGGTTGGTCGCATAAGATAATTGCGTATTATCTCGAAAAGTACTGGAAAGGCGAAATTAACCTTATCCTATCACTCCCGCCACGGCATTCCAAATCAGAGCTTGCGAGCCGAAATTTGCCCGCTTGGGGTTTTGGTCATAATCCTGACTTTGAGATAATTAGTTGCTCTTATGCCGATAGTTTGGCAAGTCGAATGAATCGAGATTGTCAGAGGATAATCGAGAGTGAGATTTACAGAGAGATATTTCCGAACACGCGAATACAGGATTTACGCTATAAAACTGACCGCGAAACTCCATTATTAGACGACGACGGAGAGGAGATAAAAGTCCACGGGAATCACCTAAAAAATAACTCTGTATTTCAGATAGTCGGTAGGCGCGGGGTGTATCGGTCGGCGGGCGTTGGTGGTGGTATTACCGGCATGGGGTTTGAGCGCGGGCTAATTGATGATCCTTTCAAAGACGCGAAAGAAGCCAAATCCGCAACGGTCAGGGAATCAGTTTGGGAGTGGTACGGCTCGGTTTTTTACAACCGCCGAACACCGACGGGCAAAGTTTGCGTTATCATGACGCGATGGCATGAAGACGATTTAGTTGGAAAGCTGCTCGAAAACATGAAGAGCGACGGAGCGGACAAATACACGGTTTTGAATTTGCCTGCTATTTGTGAAAATCCGAATGAAGTTGACCCCGCTGTACTTGAGGAACTTGGATTAGAGCCGCGAAAAATTGGTGATCCGTTAGACGGCAATCGGTACAATTTGAGTATATTGAATAAAATTCGACTCACGATGGGTGAAAGAGCTTGGAACGCTCTCTACCAAGGCAAGCCGTCGCCTGATGAAGGTGAGCTATTCAAAGTAGCACAGATAAAAGTACTTAGTGCAATACCGCCAAATGTCACAAAATGGATACGATATTGGGATAAAGCAGGAACCGAGGGCGGAAAAGGAGCGCAAACGGCGGGCGCATTAGTAGGAATTACGTCGGAAAATTGGGTTGTTTTAGCGGACGTAATAAGTGGCAGGTGGGCTGCACCTGAGAGGGAAAAAATCATAAAGCAAACGGCGCAACTTGACGGTAAAAACGTGGAAATTTGGGTAGAGCAAGAACCTGGGAGCGGTGGCAAAGAATCAGCGGAGAATACAGTCAGGAACTTGCAAGGATTCACCTGTAAAATCGAGAAAGTAACGGGTGCTAAGGTTACACGAGCCGAACCCTTATCCTGTCAAGTCGAAATAGGCAATTTTTACGTAGTCGAAGGCGCGTATTTGCATGGACAAGAAGGATTTATGCAGCAAGTGCGAATGTTTCCGAACGGGAAATTAAAGGATATGATAGATGCAACGGGCGGAGCTTATAACAAGTTGACGGAAAAGGCGGTTAGTGTAGCATGGGCTTAACAACTAAGAGAATCTTATTATGAACATAATTCAGCGGTTAGCAGCACGGGCGTTTAGTCTCGATATTGGCGGTGAAAAACGTGTAAAATGGCTCGCACAGCTCTATAACATGACGTTCCCAAATCGTGGCAGTATGTTCACGGGGCGCAGTGTTAAGCAGCTTACAGCCCTGCAAATTAGCGCGCGCGGGCTTGTGTTTACGTGTATTGACAAATGGTCAAAAGCCGAACTTGCGACACCGATTTACGTCAAACTAAGGGTAAACCAAAAAGACTCACAACTCGCTCCATTGTCGCACCGTGGGATTGCATTACTTGACGAACCGAACCCTATTTATTCTTCCCTTGAGGTTCGGGAAATGGTCACTAAATGGCTAATGATTAACGGCAATGTGTTCATATTTACGCCTGACTTTGACCTTCCCTTCCCTATGCAAATGTGGGTTCTTGACCCTACAAAAATGCGTGTTATTATGGGTAAGGGTGACGACCTTATCGAAGGTTATGAGTTTCAAGGTAGCGGAGGTTTGATGTACTTTCCCGAAAAGTATATTTGCCACATTCGCACGTTACAACCGTCGGCAAATCAGCAAAAGCAGCTCTTAGGAACGGGTATAGTCGAGGCGGTTTTGGAGGATGCGAGTATTGACGTAGAAGGGCGGGAGTTCCTGAAAAACTACTTTGTGAACGATGCCCGCCCGCCGCAAATACTAAGCTCTCCAAACAAAGACTTTGAAAGCCAAGAGGCATGGGAGTTGTATAAAACAAACTGGAATACCAAAAACCCAAACAACAAACTACACGGATATTTGAGCGGAGGTCAAAAAATCGAGCAGTTGGATGGTAGTTCGTTAGACATGGATTTTGTCGAGGTAAACAAACTGACAAGACAAGGGATGACCGAGCCGTTTGGCGTTCCATTGACCATGATTGAAGGAACGTTTAATGGTAGGGCAACGGCTACGGTTATTACGAATTATTTTCTTACGGGAACGATAAACCCCTTCCTCCGGCTTTTGGATTCTGGGCTTACCAAGCATTTTCGGCAATGGGATAAGAATATAATTATCGAACATGAGTATTACGTTGACAATGACACCGAGGAAATTAGAGCGCAGGAATTGCACCTGTTTAGCACAGGGCAAATAACGATAAATGAGTTTCTGAGAGCGCAGAATAAGCCGACAATCGGTGTTATCGGCGATACGCGTTTCGTGCCAAATAATTTAGTACCTTTGGAGAAAGCCACTGCACCGACACCACCACCAAGTAAGGTAGGATTTGGTGCGGGCGCAAAACTGGACTTAAATTTTCCTACTCCAGTGCGTAAATCCGAACCACCTGAACCTGACGAGCGCGAAATACTTTGGCGAAATTTCGACACGCTTACGGGTAAAAAAGCGGACACATTAACGGGTGAAATCAGCACGGTTTTTGCTGATTTGGAGAGGGAGATATTAGGCAATATCACCAAAAACCAAGCGGCGTATATTGCTCTCCATGCTGAATTATTCGATAATCCTGAAACACAAGCAAGCGATTTTGAGGCGGTGAAATTGCATAGTTACGACACGGTGATTAAGTCCGAATTAGTCCAAGTTGCTGACTTGTTTGACCCTAAAGAATGGGAAAAAGCACTTGAGGAAGCAACGGGCGAAACGCTAAACGAACTTCAAAAAGCCGCGATATTGGAGAGCTTGCGAGCTATCGGCGAAAGCATGGATACACTCCCCTCTGGATTCAGTGAGCTAATGAAAGAAGAACTCGCAAATTCCACGGCGAAAATAACGGAAAGCATTGGAACTATTCGAGATGAGGTAAGAGCGATTTTAGCAAATAACACAGATGCAACAGCGGCGGAACTTAAGGAATTGTTAACCGCTAAATTTGAAACGCTCAAAGTTTCCCGAGCCGAGGCAATCGCTCAAACGTCTGCAAATCATACCACCAACGCGGCGCAGAATAAGACATGGGATAATTACAGCAGGTATGAAATAGTTTGGCTCTCGCAACGTGATAAGCACGTAAGGGGCTCGCACTTAGCGGCGGACGGGCAAAAACGTGATGAGAATGGATTATTCCACGTTGGCGGTGATTCTATGCCGTATCCGTGTGCAGGCAGTATAGCCGCTGAAAATGTTAATTGTCGATGTATGCAATTTCCTGAGAGGAAGAAGAAATGAAATTTAATGGAGTAAGCAAACTAATTGCCGTACCTATAAATCCAAGTACGGGCGAAATTATGGATAAGCCGATTGAAATTACCAAGAAACGTAGTACGAAACATTTGAGTTACGGGCGTGTTAAGTATCGTGTGGAGGTGGTGAAATGATTGAACTAATAGCAGTCCACGAACCAACGCCTGAGAAATTAGCGATGTGGCTCCGGCAAAATAAAATCACGTATCAGCAATTTAGCGCGGCAATAGCAGGTGTTAAAAATCCTGAATTAGCCATACCGCCGCCGACCGAAAAAGCCGTCCCTATTTCGCCGCTTTCTCGCATGGCTCAAAAAATAGTTTGGATTATTCGCAGAACTTTATTATTTTAGCAATGAATAACAGGTATATGAATCGAGCTTTAACGTCAAACAATGACGAACGGCGCAAATTGACACGGCAAAGCATTGAGGCGGTAAAGGCATTGCCGCTGAATAAGTTGAAAATTATTGCGCCGGAACTGCAAAAAGAAGCAGGGATAAAGAAGTAAATTACGGCGTGGTGGTGTAAGGCAACACGGCGGTCTCATAAGCCGCAAGATTTAGGTTCAAGTCCTGACTACGCAACGACAACTACATAACGCTCAAGGGCTTACAACCATTTTAAGGGCAACTACTCCAATTCGGAGCGGTTGCCCTTTTCTCGTTTTTGAACATGACAAATTTCCAAGATAAATACGCACACTTAAAAGACTTCGAAACACCCGTAGTTAAACGCGGCAATTCGGACGTTCTTTTTCGCGCAGCTCCGTCCGAGGTTATACCTGTTGACGTTGCCGAAAATAACGTATTCAAATTCATTATTACTACAAATAATGTTGACCGTTACGGCGATATTGTCGAGCCGTCCGGCATGGATGCTACGCTATTCCTTAAGAATCCTGTATTCCTTTTCAATCACATTTCGGGCAGTGATTTAATGCCTATCGGCAAGTGCTTAAAACTCGACACGGCGGATAATGGTGTGATTGGTGAAACAATTATACACGGAAAAACAGAGTTATCCAAAGATGCGCTTGTGATGGTGCAAGAGGGTTATTTGAAAGCGGTAAGCATTGGGTTCATGCCGACAGAGTGGGAATCATTGCCAAGCGACCCGAAATCATGGTGCGAGCCGCGCAAATACACCAAATGGCAATTGCTCGAATATTCATTAGTAAACATACCCGCAAATCCATACGCATTAATTACAAATAGCTTTATTTCCGACGTTCGGAAATGTATGGAGAGCGGCATTTTGGCGGCTGATAGTGCAATGGTTAAGCACGTTAGTAACCTACTCGCAAGCGGCGTTTCACCTGAACTAAAACGAGCAATCGAGCAGGAAATGAGAGGCGCAAAATTAACCCTCAATTTCCCCAAACAAAGCAAATTAAATTTATCATTTACGAAAGTGGAATTATGAAAATCAAAGCAGCTATTCCGGCAGACCAGTTGCCCGCGATAATTGAAACGGTGAAAGCTACAGAACTCGCAGGGCATAAGAAATATTTAATGGAAATCGGCTTGGACGAAGCAGCCGCCACGACATTTGCGACGGCAATAGCGGAAATCGTGGCAAGCATGTATAATGAGGAATTAGGCGAAACCGAGCCCGCCGAACCCGCAGCCGAACCCGTGACGGTATCGGATACACCCGAGGAAGCACGGGCTTTTGCAGGCAAAGTAGCGAAAGCATACAAGGAAATTAAGGCAGGCAGCACATTCAGCGCGGCAACGAAAAGCAAATTAGCGGCTCTTATGGAATCTGGTAATTCGCACTTGAAAGCATTGAAAGCATTGCACGATGAAGCTCACGCAAGTAAAGAAGAATCAGCGCCCGAAGCAGAAGTCAAGGAAATTGGCTACGCTGAATGGATTAAAACGCAAAAGTAAATAACTATTTATAATTTTAGAGGATTACAGAGATGTTAATCAAAATGACAAAAGAGCAACTTGACGCTCACGCTCAAAAAGCGATTGAAGACCACGTAAAAGGGCTGAGCAGCACGGGCATGAGCTTTATCGGTGGTACTCAATCGAAAGCCGTAAAGGGCTACGATTTGGAAACAAATAACGGGCGGGCTTTAGCATGGGCGCGTTCCTTGCGTGCTTTAGGGCTTGCAAACGGCAATTTCGATGAAGCGGCTAAAATCGCCCAAAAATGGCTCGAAATGCGCCGATTTGAATCCGATGAGGCGGTCGTGGCGGTGCTAAAATCGAACGCGCTCAATCCTTCGACACTTGCCGAGGGTGGTATATTCGTAACACCTGACCAATACAGCGACTTGATTATGCTTTTGACAGCAAAAACAGTTGTTCGTAAAATGGCGGGAATTGACCTTCAACCGATGGTAAGTGGCGTTTTGGACGTGGACATTGAAGCAACCCGCCCGACGGCGGAATGGGTTGGTGAGAATCAAGAGCAAAATGCAACCGAACCGACGTACTCACAGCATCGCATGGTGGCAAAAACGCTTATGGCAACGTCAGCGGTTAAGAACAATTTACTTGACCGTCAAGACGCGGGTACGAACATCGACAAGAAAATTCTTGAATCCATGCAAGCGGCAATCGCTAATGCAGAGGATTTGGCATTCTTGACAGGTTTGGGAGCTACTCCATACGCACCGACGGGGATCATGGGTTATACTAATTCTGCGAATGTTTTTGCATCGACGGGTACGACCACGTCGCAGGTAAAAGCAGACATGAGTAAACTTGTGGACAACGTTGAAGGCAATAACGTCCAAATTGAAAACGGTAATTACATCATGAATAATCATAATCGTAGCTTTTTGGGTGACGTTGCAACGACTACGGACTTCCCTGTTTTTCCCCACGTGAACGATACGAACCCGACCTTGAAGGGTCACGCCTTACACGTCACAAGCGCAATGCCTGTGGCGAATATCTTGTTTGTTGACAGCTCGAAAATCATTATCGGTGACACGAAAAACGTAGAAGTGACAGCAAGCCGCGAAGCATCGTATATGCGCGGCAGTGTCCTTGTTTCGGCTTTCTCACGTCGCGAAACGGTATTCCAAGTTCAGATGCAAACTGACTTATTTTTGAAGTACGGGTATGCAGCATCGTACATGACAGGTACTTCTTACTAATTATAATAAAGGACTAAAATAATGTTTTCAATCTATCCCAGTGACGTGGTAAAAATTGTGTCCGGCGGAACTCCGTTAGGACTTACAAGCGCGTCGGTAAACAGCGGACTTACAACGTCTGATGCTATTGATGCACGTGGTTATCAGGGTGCAACTTTGCAATTAAAAGTAGGTGCAATCGGCGGCGGTGCAAGCGCAAATTTGATTACAGCCGCAATCCTTCATAGCGCAACTTCGGGCGGTGCTTACACTGTCTATGTTGACGACAAGGGCGTATCGGCTCTTACGACCGTTACGACGGCGAACACAAACGCGCTCTTAAATGTTGATCTGCGCGGCTCTTTGGGCTTTCTCAAGGTTCGTAGCTCACAATCGTACACCGACGGAACAGCTCCGGGTTGTGTTCTTGATATGAATTTGATTTTGGGCGGCGCGCCTAACTTGCCTCCGCAATAACCATGAGCTACGCAAGCACTTATCCAAAAACCTTTGACCGTTTTTTACGGTTCAATGATATTACGTTCAATACAGCCGCTGGGAGCGATACCGAGCGGCTGTATGGAACTATTGACATTTGGCTTGCGGGTGCTTTTGAGCGAATTGAGACGCATTGCAATCAGACCATACAGGCAACTACGGGGAAAGTGTTTACGTTTGACTTTAACAAACTTGTGACCGATTCAGGCGGTGACTACTATTTACCACCGATATTAAACGTACCTTTTGTGGTTACTTCAATCGGTTATAAGGGTACTGTATTTGATACACTTACCGCAATTTCGAGCGGTGACTATTTACTGGTAACGGTAAATGGGAATCAGAGAATATACTTCAGGGCTTGGAGCGGGTATAATACAGGATATTTAACCGCCACTTTGGGTTATTCAGATACGAATATGCCCGAAAATATACAGCAAGTTGCCGTAGAAATGGCTTCGACAATTTACAGAGAAAGCCATATAGGCGGGGACAGTTTGGGCAAAAAGCAAGAATCTGAAAACATGCAAGGCGTTAGCACAACTACGATTTACTACGAGCTAACGCCACGGCATGAAAAATTGTTGAAACCTTATACAGTGGCGATATTTCCATGAACAACCCAAAAATAATTAAGACAATTACAGAAGGCGCAAAAGACGGCAACGGGCTTGTATTGCAATTTTGCAAGGGGAATAAGCTCGATGAATCAGCATTGCGGCAAGAGGGCGTATTTACTGAAACACTAATACAGGCAGCAAAGCAGTATCTCGAAAGTGTGAATGTCGGCGCAATGGCTACGCGTGAAACTTCTATGGTTATCACCAAGTTAGATGAGGCGTTAATGTGGATTGACAAGCGTTCCAATGACCGTAAAATTAGAGAAGTGCAAAACACTTATAATCCATGAACGAAGACGTATTCCAAAAAGCAATTAACCTAATTCCACAAGTTCGAGCGGACTTGCTTAGGCAAATACCGTTTGAATTGCAGTTGGAAATTGGATTACAGATGAACCGGACAAATCCAGGTGATAAGTCCAAAAACAAGACCAAAATACTCAATCTCAGAACGGGCAATTTATACCGCTCGTTCACAAAAGGCAATCCTGCAAACATCCTGAAAAGCACAGGCAAAGGCGTGGAATTTGGCAGCAAAGTACCATACGCCGCGATACATGAATACGGCGGGGTGATTAATCACCCCGGCACTAAGAACGGTTTCGGGAAAGGTATTCCTATACCACCACACACGATAAATATGCCCGCAAGACCTTACCTTGCACCTGCATTGAAAGCGTTTGAGGAAGACGGATTGGAGCCGCTAATGATTAAGGTTTTTGCACCTATAAGAGCGTTATTTGTATGAATCGTGATTTATTCCTAAATACTGAATTATGCGACGTGGTAAAGTCCGCTCTCCCTGCTATGAATTTGGTCAAAGTTTTTGACGTTGCGAGCTTGGATAAGCACAGTAATTTACCACTGATTTATATTTATAGTCCAAGCGACGAAGCACGACCTGAACCGTATGAAGATGGGAGCGGTGATTTGGACTTAACTATTGACGTTATCATATACATCGGCTTCAAGTGCGGCAATGATATTGCCAAAGAAGGTATTTTTCAAGAAGCATTTTGGGAGCTTGCGTCGCAAGCGGAAAAAGCTATGAGAGTTAAAAGATTTGGATGGTATTCGGACGATACCGAAACGGCAATTTTCGAGCCGTTACAATACAAAGGCAAGGCGATTTTAGACCCGAACAACGGGAAGGGCGTGGGATTGGGTTATTTACATTTTCAATGTGATTGCAAGGTGGTGAATAATGGCTAAGAAGAAAGTACCCGTCAGCGGGGTGAAAATAGCAAGCACCGACGGAATCGCTCAAAAGCTCCGTGAAAATTTGCTCAACGCAACGGCTCATTTGCACCCTACGCAAAATGAAATTGATTCAGGTTATACGCATAATTACAGGCAGGCAGTGAATGAAGTTTTAGTCGGCGGTTTGGCGTCGGCGGTTGCGAAATCAGAACCGCAATTCGCAAAGAAGCCGTTACTCTCAATAGTAACCATTTTCGATACTGCAAACGAAAAAAAATGGTTAGAACAATTTATTGACCGATTGCCTTCATTGCCGGACGCTCACCTTGGACTTATCGAAATTGTAATGTGTAAGAACGAACAAGGCGCGGGTGAAACTCTCGAAATTGACGAACAGGTGCTACAAAGTAAAAACCTAATATTCAAACGCGCCAAATACACCTACACCGAATGGCGGTTCGATAGCGCCCGAAACGCGGCAAAACAGGCAGCAACGGGTGAATGGATATTGTCACTTGACACCGACGAATATATCGACAAATGGCAATTGCCGAAAATACTTGATTGCATCGAGAACGCAGGAAATCGGATAGGCGGTATTTATTGCACAGCAATTTCACACGTTCGGCAAGATGAAGGATTTGGACTTGAAGCGGTGCAAAGAGTTTGCCGCTTATTCCGCAATGACCCAAATGTATTTTGGCGGTCACGTTGCCACGAATTTATAGATTACTCGCTACGCGAAGACGGCGGTTATTCAATCGCAGACAGCACAATAACCATCATGCACGATGGATACGAGCAGACGGATACGCAAGGAATTTTGGACAAATTTTCGAGAAATTACCGATTACTTTGCGCGGAAATAATCGCGCCTCATAATGAAGCAATCGGTGTTCACGCGCTCAAATATGCCCTAATTACGGGTACTCACATACGACAATTAACAGGCATTTAATTTTTTAAAGGATAGAAAAATGGCTAAAACTATAGGCGGCGGAAATCAGTTTGACGTATTTCCAATGACATCGAGCGGTGGTAACTGGGTGGTAGGTACTCGCATTGCATCGCTTGCACAAGTGATTAAAACAGCGCGTACCGGTCACTTCATTTCCAAAAACGCAAAATACGAACTCGACCAAGATCAAGATGGGACTGAAATTGATGCAATCATGGCGTACTTGGTTCCCTCAAACACGCAGGAAACGGGCGAATATGAAAACGGGACTCCTTACGGCGCAAACTCAAATTCAGCTACTTCATTACTTGCGTTTATCAGTTACGGCGGTGTGAATACAGGCGACAATACACGGCGCGTAGAGTACGGCGTTGCGCAAGTTTCGGGTGGTGATATTACGTCCGAGAGCGGGAAAGCGGTACGTACCAAACTCACATTTACCGTGATGGAAAACCCCGTCCCGTTGGTTATCGCGGCGGCTAAATTCGACACGGCGCAGCTTGCTTCCCCCGTGCTTACGACCGTTGCCGCTAAATCGGTAGGTGCGTTTGTAAGACTTGCGAAAGCTACTTAATTCCCGCACCCACGGGCTTAATTAACAATATTTATAATTAATAGTTATATAAATATGACAGACATAACATTAGTCGGTTTAGATGGAAATAAATTCAAAGTCAAATTCTCGCCGCTCACACCGGCGAGAATGGACTTGCTTTTGAGAGCAAGTAAGAATTTTACAGATATTGACTTGTTGGTGCAAAATACGCTTGACGCGGTAAAATTGATGCCGGAACTTGCGGGTACGATACCGCAATACGATAAAGTGAAAGAGCTACTCGACGGCTTAAAAGACGGCAAAGAAGACGCAGAAAAACGCAGAATCTTAGGGCGTGTTCTTTTGGGCGGCGGACTAAGCACCGAACAAGCGGCGGAAAATTTACTTGCTTATCGGAACTACGTTCGTGATATGTGCTTAATTTCGGGGCTTACGGACGAGCAAATTGCATGGATAAAATCCGGCTTAGATTCTGATTTTTGGGGTGAGCAAGACCTTGAAAACATCAGGAGCGCAGGGCAATTTTTTCGCCGAAAAGTTACGGACTTCGCAAAATAGGATTGCTGAGATACTCGAATGGGAGTGTTTCAATACGTCCGAACAGCGGGCGAAGAGGAAATTCGCAGAGGAAAATGAGCTATGGAACGCAACGGATTTTCTCGAATGTAAGCGTTTTACAGAGGGTGAAGGTGTACAATATTCGTTACAATTACTCTGCCAAAACATTTCAAACGGCAATTTTTTCGAGTATGAACGGCTGTATAATGAAGCCGAAATTATCGAATTATACATGTTTTTAGCACGCGCAAACGCACTCAATCATAGCAATAAAGAGGACTAAAATACAGCTCGTTGGCAGTCGCGAACGGGCTGTTTTTGTAAGGCGCGAAACGCGGCGGATACTGAAAATCCTTTCCGAAGCCGCAAACGCCAAATGTTAAATTTTGTTAAATTGAAAAATTTGGCACGGACTTAAGTCCTTATTTATCGTAGAGTATGATTGTATCATACAAGTAATATTGTCGCGTAGCGGGCTTAAAAACCGCCTTAAACGCGATTCGGGTGAAAATCGCAATTTCAGGCTAACTACTGAAAATACTTTCAGACACATGGAACTAAACGTAAAAATAAACGCGGCAATTGAGAGCTTCCTTTCAGCGATGAAAGCGGCTAATGCAGAGGTGCAAAAACTCACCAACGGGGCGGGTAAACCTGTCACTGTTACCGCTGATACGTCGCAAGCTGAGAAGGCACTCGGAGGGCTGCAAACGGAGATTAAGGAAACGCAATCGGCTCTCGGTAAACTCGGTGGCGGTGGTGCGCTCGATGGGCTTAAAAACTCATTCAAAGAAGGTCAGGCACAAGCAAGCGCGGGCGGTGGAATTTTTGGGAGTATTGCAAGTTCGGTCGGTCAGTTGGCTTCTCCGATTGGAGCGGCGACGGCTGCGGTCGGTCTGCTTGGTGCAGGGCTAACGGCGACATTCACAATCGGACAAGAATTTGAAACGAACCTGAAATCCGTATCGGCTGTGACGGGTGTGACGGGCGCGGCGTTGGATGATATTGGTAATAGGGCGCAGGCGGCGGCGGCTAAATACGGCGGTACGGCAAGTGAGCAACTTGGCGTATTCCAAACGGCATTATCAAAAATAGGTCCGCAACTTGCACAGGACGCGGGGTCACTTTCGAGCTTCTCTGATTCTGTAAACACGCTTTCAAAAACCGATAGTGCATTGGGCGCACAGGGTGCAGTCGATGCTCTTTCGGGCGCACTATTGCAGTTTGGCGTGAACGTAAATGACACAAAAGAAGTAGCACGAGAAGGCGCGCGGTTTATGAATGTTCTTGCAGCATCCGCGGGTGTGGGCAGTGCGAGTGTGTCGCAATTATCGGAATCCGTGGCGGTTGTTGGTGGCACTGCAAATAATGCGAATATCAGTTTTGAAGAGTTAAATGCGGCGTTGCAAGTGCAGGCGTCAAAGTCAATTGTTGGTTCACAAGCGGGTACAGGGTTGACGGCGGTAATCAACAAATTGCAAGCGGCAAGCGGTCCGGCGGCAGACCAACTGAAAACGATGGGAACATCGTCCGAAAAACTCGGCAAAATCCTGACTACTCAAGGTATCGGCGCGGCAATGACAGAGCTACGCGGCGCGATGAGTAAGCTCGGTTCGGACGCTGAAAAGAACGCATTTTTGGTGTCGATGTTTGGCGAAACTGGATTGAATACAGCAAGTGCGTTGCTTGGCAGTGGGGATATGCTCGCACAGTTCACTAAGGGCGTTACAGGGACACAGGCGGCAAGTGAGCAAGCTGCGGTTAACATGGGGACACTTTCGGAGCGTATTAACCGATTTACGGCAAATGTGTCGAATTTGGCGGTCGATGTGTTTAATTTCATTTCGCCAATTTTGAATGCAATTTTAGACGGTATCGGCACGGCGTTCGATGCTGTTTATAATATATTAGCTCCGATTTTTACAGCAATTTCGGCGGTAATTTCATCGGCGATTACGGGCGCGGCGGATTCGTTCAATAGTATCTATAATGCTGTAAATGGTGCAATCCAAAGTTTCGGCGGTTTTTCGGGAATATTGGACACGGTAACTACTGCGCTTGGATACGTAGCTGCGGCGGGTGGTGTGGTGGTAGGTTATTTAATCGGAGCGAACGCGGCTGTAATCGCTAATACAGTAGCAACGACGGCGAACACAGTGGCAACAAGCGCGGCTTCGGCTGTTAAAACTGCAATCGGTACGGTTACGGCTCTTTACACGACACTCACAAGTGCAAGTACGTACGCAACGATAGCGCAATCCGTCGCACAAGGCGCGGCAACGGCTAAAATGGTGATAATGACAGGGGCGCAATACGCTCTCAATTTGGCTATGAGTTTGAATCCGATTGGAATTGTAGTTGCAGCGATTGCGGCGTTGGTTGCGGGTATTGTTTACGCGTATAATCACTTCGAGAGCTTTCGGAACGTAATTAATTCGGTGTGGGAATGGCTCAAAAAAGCGGGCGAGGTGGTACTTAATTTTGCGAGTTATCTCAATCCATTCTCAGCGGCTTTTCGTTTGGCTTATGACAATATCAAGCCGTTCCGTGATTTTGTCGATGGATTAGTCGAGAAACTCAAGCAAGTCGGTAGCGCGGTTGCGGACTTTTTCGGAGGCATTGCGGACTTTTTCGGCGGTGACGATAAAGAGGTCAATGTCAAAGCAAATATAAAAGTCGATGCAAATAAAACATCGGACGCACTATTAAAAGAGTTTGCGGCGGGCGAAAAAAAGCTTGCAGAATTGAAAGCAAAGACCGATGCCGAAAAAGACGCAAAGAAAAAGCAGACCGATATTCAGGAATTTAACGCTGAAAAAGAGCGGCTTTTGAAGCTCGTTTCCGACAAAAAACAGGCGGGCGAATTGGATGCCGAAAATGGCAAAACCATTGCACAAAAAATCAAAGCGGTGAATTTGGCACTTGTAGAAGCAAAAAAAGAAGACGATAAAAAAGCCCTTAAGTCACTTGCCGAGGAAATCAAAAAAGCCAAACAAGAAAACGCCAAAATGCTGGGTGATGCTGACGTAAAAGCGATTGCAGACGAGCAAGAACGTGACTTAAAAGCCGCTGAAGAAAAAACGAAAAACGCGGTGCAATCGGTCAAAAATGAATCGGATAAAGTCAAGGCAATGAAGGACGTTGTAAAATCCGAACAACTGGCTCTACTCACAGAACTTACCGAAAAAGAGAAAATTATCATCGCACAAGGGGAAACGGAAAAAGCGGCGATAAGGGGGAAATACGCCCTCAAAGAGTTCGACGAAATGAAAAAGCGGTACGACGATGCGGGCAAACGCGAAATTGAGCTTGCAAAGGATAATGTAGAAGCCCTAAGCAAAATCGAAGCGGTGGGCGGTTCTACGGGCGGTAACAGAATCAAAGACCTTGAGGCGTTAAACGATGCTAAACGCAAACTCGCGGCGGCGCAAATGGAGGCAGAAGTCGATGCCGCTATTGATGCGAATGCAAAGGTATTAGAGGCTTACGACGCGCTCCGAAAAGCCGTGGAACGCGGGGACAAGGAAGCGCAAAAGAAGTTAGAATCAGCATACAACAATGAGGTGTTTTTAGCCGAACAAACGGACGCAATGGTGCTACTCGCAAAGCAAAAAGGCGCGATTGCACTTGAGAAGTTGGACACTGAAACACGCGAAAAAATAGCTACTATTCGCATTGCTGCAATTACTGACGATGCTGAACGGGAATCAGCGGAGCGGCAAGCGGCTATTAAAAAGGCGCTGGATGCTGAGCTTCTCGCGGCGGTGGGAAATGAGCGGCTTATTGCGGACGCACACAGAAAAGCGAATATCGCTAAATATGACAGTGACCAAGAGTACGCGCGGAAAACAACAGACCTGAACGTCCGTCTCGGTCAGGAATTGCAGGATTTAGGCATGAGTTTAATCGGCAATTTAGCGGCGCAAAGGGGCAGCACGTTTGACGATTTAAATTCAGCTTTTGACAAATATTCGGCGGACGTGTCGAAGAAGTTGGACGGTACGAATAAGGAATCAGAGGAAAAGGCGAATGAGGAAACAAAAGCCCTGCTCTCGCAATTATCCAAAAGGGAAATATCGTATAAAGACTACCAAGAAAAAACGACGGCAATAGCTCAAAAAAGCAGCGAAGAGCAAGCAACCGCAGCCGATAGGGCGAATTTGGAAATCGGCAAATCGTTTCAAAGTATGGCTAAAAATGCCGATGCGGGACTGAAAAAAGTATTCGCGAAAATGGAGGAGGATGCTAAGGGCGGGAAAAATATCTGGAAAACATTCGCCGATAATTCCAACGATATTTTCACGGGCTTGGCAACCAACGTAGCCGGAACATTAGGCGCAATGGCAGCGGCGGGGACTTTGACGTTGGAGAGCGCGGGAAAGGCAGCAATCGGCATTGCACTTGATACGGCGGGGAATGTGGCATTGTCGCAAAGTCCGGCTATTATGGCAATTTCGATTGGACAGTTGGGACCGATACTCGGCGCGATTGCAGGTATCGGCGCGATTGCGTCAATCCAAACATTAATAGCAATAACCAAAGGCGCAATCGGAGCGGACAAGGGAGCTGTAGGAATTGACAGTAATTATTCCACACCACGGAGCAGCCGCGATACTATACCAATTTGGATTCGGAGCGGTGAGAGTGTTATTACACCTGAAGGGACGGCAAATAATCGCGGTGTACTGGACTTCATAAATCGTACGAACCGTCCTGCGAGTGAGTTCTACTCAAATTCAGTCGTAACGGCGGGTGGTGTTCTGCAAATGGCAAATAGTAATAATATCCGAACCGCACAACTATTCACCGGCGGCGGTAACGTTGCCGGTGGCGGTTCGGGATTAGGGCGCGTCGAGGGTAGTTTGGCTAATATAGAGCAATCGCTCGCAAACGCGAAAATCATTGAAACACGGAGCAAACACGTATCGGCTGTGGATGTGAGGGTAACGGCAGATAGGGGGCTAATTGCACGGCAAGAAAAAGCAGCTTTACGATTACAAAGGGCGCGAAAATAATGGCAGACACAATCAAACTACACATTGCAACCGTGGACACAAATACACCGCCGTATGTCGAGGTGGCGGTGTCCACGATAGCGGCTTTTGCAGGATATACGTCGGTTACGTTCCGTGTCGAAGGCGCGTTCCAAACAATAGAATCAGCGGGTGACGAAATACAATATATTGACGGTGAAATAAAAGGCAGTATTTACCTGAGAGAGTATTTCGAGGTCAAATTAATACCATTCTCATACCAAGCAAGTGACTGGGATTTATCGGATTACAAGGCATTACTACCCTATCTCGTAAAAGCTAAACGTTACCAAAATTCATGGTTAGAATTAACCGCTATCGGCGAATGGTTACAAATAGCAACGCCGTACCATACCGCAAATTATGCCGTACCTGTACGATTAACCGATATTTCATTAGAAGACGAAAGCGGCTATAAAAGAGTAGTTTTGACGTTTAAAAATCCGTGGTATGTACCGTTAATATAAGGCAATTATGGCAATCGACAGAACAAAAGCATACTACAAAGAATGGGTTAATGATGTCGGCTGGAATATGCGATTTGAGATAATCCCGGCGGGTGAATCAGTTGACGCGGGCGCGAATATTGATGCAATTACCTACGTTCCTGTAAATCATGGTATGATAAAGATTAAGTAGCAAAAAGCAAGTTTCGACAAAATACCGTTTGGTGTTCGTGATGCTACGAGTTTGGAGGTAGAATTTGATTTTACCGACCTGCAATCGAACTTGAAAGAGATGCTGAAAAAGCCGTTTTACGACCATGCTTCAGAGGGCATTGATTGCATTACTACCAATATATTCGTGCTAAAATCCGACAGAGGGACGAACGGCGCGAGCTCTTTCATTGAGTTTTGCGGCGGTCAAAAAGCAACGTTAGCAAATCAATTCACCCTCTCCAAAAACCCTGAAACGGGCGCGTTTGAAACGAAAGGTTGCACGGTTGAAGCGATTGATATAATGAAGTTGATTTTGGAGCAAACAAGTACGCAAGCATGGGCAGATTATATACTTGCGAATCCGACGGATACGTATTTGAAGTCGGTAGGTGGTGCGATTTACTTGCACGATTGGGCGTTGAATGTACACCCGTATAACACTAAATACGACTATAATAAGGTGAATCTTGGCATAGGTTCGAGCTACTTTTCAGCAACGGCTTACCTTTACGTCGGTGCTTACCTATTTACCCACGGATTGAAGGGTGCGATATTTTCGGCATTAGCAGCGTGGACACGAAACAACATGGCGCAATACGTGGCAAATATCGACGGTACTCCATTCGAGCAAATCACTTATTACAAACAAGGTACGACGATTGCACACACCAAAGGGAGTGCAATTTCGAGCAGTAATTTACTGGTAGTTGGTAAAGTGCCGTTGCTCGACACTACTGTCGGCATGCTTTACCCCGATGCAGGCGGTGAGAGCTATTTGGAATTTCCGTATCTGTGGGATTTACTCAAAAACCTATGCGAAGGGAACTGCTGTAAATTGACCTATAAGCCGCTTATGATTGCGGACGGCTTGGCGGTGGATAGGTTATCCTACTCACTGAGATATGATAAACTATTTGCGAACCCGTCAGGATTGTCTATTGACCTCTCTACTCGATTTGCAGATGCCCATACAGGCGATTTGGATTTTACGCCCTGTAGCGGCGTTTACACGTCAGCAACGACGGAGTTAGCGAACCAACGCGACCCGGATATTAACAATTTCGAGGCGGTGGTAACAGGTACGCAAAGTGACGAACGGATTAACGTGAAATTAGTACATCATAACCTCCCTACGAGCAATCTTGACGGCAATCGGCAAATGAGAGAGCCGCGCTTGCATTTGAGAAAATTGTATTATTTGAATGCCGAAAATTACCCTATTAAAGTCCATGAATCCGTGACGATAGACGATGCACTGGATTCTACTCTATACGATGATGTTCTACCATTGCCCGCATTAGCAGCAACAAGCGGCAATTATGAATCAGAGCAACGGGTGCGAGAATGCACCGATTGGGCAATTGCCACGCCGCTGCAGAATGGCTTACCGTTTGCCGTGTCAAACTTCTATTTATCACGATTTTCCGATGCTACTCAGAATGAAATACCTGTGAAAATGTTCATGATTAACGAGGAAACTATGCCGGAAAATTGCGGTGATATTTGCACGATTCCCGTGATTGATGGATTCGATAGTAGCACGTCGGCGGTGATGCTGGAAATGGATTGCAACTGGCAAAAAGGAACGGTTGATATTACGTTTTTTACGAGGGGGGTATAGGATGCCGATTATACAAGCTCCGTCAAAGTCAATAGACCGCAAATCACAAACATTCACGCAAGCGGGTACGGGCGGGGGGAGTTTTTCCCGCGCCGTAGTACAAGCAGTGGAGGAAAATCCTACTGCAATACCCCCGAGCGCGGCGGGTGTGGAATACTCCGAAATGGCAGAATTTGCGCAACAGCAAGATGACGCGCTATTTTGCCGCTTAATTAATAACAATGTGAATTGTCGGTACATTAATACTTTGGGTTCGAGTAATCCTGCAATAAATGGAATGCTAATGTCACCGACTTTGCTTGCCTTCGATACCAAATCGTTCAATGGTGGTGGTATGGAGCAGGATGCCGATAAATCCTTTTTTACAGCCACAAAATGCGGTGTTTACCGCGTATCGTTCGGAATGCTATTCGATATTACGGCGGGCTTGGATACCGAGGATTTTGGCGTTTATTTGGTACGGCGCAAAAGAAGCGGTGGCGCACCTCAAAACCCTTACGGTTCGGTGTTTTGGCAGGGGGTTGGAATTGTCAATAAATTTTGGGCTTGTGGTAGTGATTTGATTGAACTCGATATATCGGATAGCGTAGCGATTGGAATGCGTAATGGAGCGGTAGCGGGGATCAGCGGTGGCAATTATACGCTTACGGCATGGATTGCAATAAACTATACGGGTAATCAGTGCGATTTATAGCAGGGAGCGGCAATTTTTAGCCATACTTTGATATGGCTCGCACGATTTTCGTGCCTTAAAAACGATTTTCTATATTTTAAAGGGAGTTAGAGATGTGTTGTGATAAGAGATACATATATACGTCGGATTTATACAGAGAAACAAACTATTCTGAATGGAATTCTACTGCGAACCCTATCGACACAACAGCGCTTGCAAGTGGTGATTTTATTCACGATGGATTCATCCCAATTTCATGTGCCACGGCGGATACGGCGGGGCTTGGTGAGATAGTGGCACTGAAATTAGTTGAACACGAAATCGGCTCGCTGCAAAAGAAAGATTTGCGTATTTGGGTATTCAATACAGACGTTGGAACGATTGCTAAAAACGCGGCACGAGCTTGGACGGCGGCTCAATCGCTTGTAATTGCTGGGTATATCGACGTTGTAACGGCGGACTATCTCGATGTTGGTGCTACGGATAGTATGATTTTTAAAGATTTACGCAACGGTACAACGGCGGGCGGGCAAGTGGTATCATTAAACACAGTAACCGCCTCAAATACCTGCTATTTAGCTATCGAAGCGCGCGCGGCGGTCACGTTTGATAATAATGCCGCGATACGGGTGCGACTGAAGATTCGCAGGACGTAACAAATCCGAGATCGGCGTGACCGTGATTAGGATTTACAAGCCCGAGGCGTAAGTTTCGGGCTTTTTTTATGTGATGCAAAAATAATTGAAAATTTAACATTTGTCGTAAGTTGTTGTATTTTATACGTTTATTTATGTGATGGTTATGTGATGAAAAAATATTTTCGATTATTTGAAAATAT